GCTAAGATACCAGCAGATGCTAAGGTGATTGATGGGGATATTGGAACTCAGTATGAGAGAGTTAAAGGAACACTCTCCAAGGAACTTCAGGATAAGTTTGAAGCTTCTGAGGGTGATTACAAAACTCTTGTAACTGACTTTAATCAAGACCTTCGTAGGTATGCCAACAGTATGCCAGATGGGAAAGACAAACAAGACCTTCTTGGGTTTGCCAAGTATGTTGAAGGAGCAGGTCCTGAAGATGCTGTAGCTGCCACAAAGAATGCTAAAGAGTTTTATCGTAATAATGAAGGTAGATTCAATCAAGGAGCATCTGAAGAACTTAAAGACGCTAACAAGAATCTCTCAAAGCTAAAGCCTGCTGAATATGCTACCAAGACTCGTAAGATCATTTCTTCTGCTGTTAAAGACCCTGACAGAAGAGAAGAGGTAGCTCTGCTTAGAGAACAACTATCTCTTGTGAAATCTGATCCTAGACTTGATGATCATATCATGGGTGAGGCCGCTGCTGATCTCAACAAGATCATAGATGAAAAGGGTATTTCTTCTGTTAACCCTAAAGACCTTCGTAATGCTTTTAACACAATGGCAGGTAATCTGTCAGAGAATGCTAAGGGTAGAATGGAGAAAGTCCTTCAAGAGTTTGAAAAAGGGAAGAAGAATGTTAGTCAACTAAAGAGTAATCTTGATGCTCTTACCAAAGAGGCTGACAGAGTAGAAGTTGAAGTCTACGGGGATAAGCTCAGAGAGTTCTTTGAGGTTGATCCTACACGACCCGGTAAGCGTCGTCCTGTTGGAGATGGTTACAAGGCATTTGAAAAGATGTTCTCTGACCCTGACAATGCTGGGCGTATTAATGAACTCGTTAAGAAGGTTGACACTGATCCTGTTATGAAGAAAGGTACAGAAGTTGCTGTTATCAAAATGATAGAGAAACATCTTGCCAAGAATCAAAAGATGGAATTCCCTGAAGGGTTCGAGAAGCTTGCTCTGAAGGTGATGCCTAAGGATGCAGTTGATGGTTGGAAGTATCTAGCTAATGAAACCAAGAGAGCAGAGTTGGCTAACGTTACCCGTAAGGGACAAGGCTTTAATCAATCTCAGTTCCAGGAAGGAATGGTCAGAAGTACCAATCAGTTGATTACTTGGGTATTCGGTGTTCTTAATCCTACGGCTGCTCGTATTCGTACAGTCACAGGTGATCTGTTAAAAGAGTATAACCCTAAGAGTCAAGTAAAGACTGCAAGTGATGATCTTCTGGCTAATCCAGAGAAGTTTGCTGAGATAGCAAGGAAGATTGTTCTTGAAAACAAAGGTAAGATGTCTCCTGAAGATCGTGCATTAATCTTCCGTGGGATCGTCAATGCAACTAAGGATCATCCTGAAGATGGTCAGAGAGATAAGTCTGGTATTACCAAGGCTATTGATCAAACAGAAAAAATGTTTAATCCTTCCGACTAAAAGAAAACCCCGTAAGAGCAATCCTGTTGGAAAGTTCTTACGGGGTTTTTTGTTTAAAGATCAGGTTTAGTCATAAAGATTTCAGCATAATTAGGATAATCATTTGTGATATACCTAGGGTTATCGTCTATCCAGATATTTATCTGTAGTCCCAACTCTCTTACAATTCTTTCTTTACTCTGCCCTGCACAGAAGACTGTATTGACGTTGTATTCTTCCTTGAGATAATCCATACATGGGTGTCTGTCTTGATCATCTCTAAGAGTTACTATAGTTACCTTGTGTCCTGATGCTTGTAGAACTGCTATTATATTCTCAAATGTTTTAGGGTCAGCAGTATAAGTATCATCAAAATCAAGGGCAATACTTAAAGATTTATCCATAGTGTTCCTGTATTGCTAACTGAAGGTAATGAATGGCTTTCTCTAAATCTTGTTTACCATTCTTCATTTTATGCCTACAGATGTATTTTACTGCATTTCCTTCATACCAACCGAGTTCATTCTTTGTGATAAACTCTCCTGGTTGAATAGGCATATCCTTATAGTGAGTACCCCCAATTTGAATATTCTTAGGGTTAGTCGGTTTCATTATCTGCATACTTTGGGCCATTGCCCCAATTGTACCTTCTCCGGTATATTTAATCAATATCTAACTCCATCTGGTTTGGATCATACGTGTTTTCGATTGCAACTCTGTATCGTCCATCAGGTGTACTAATGATCTCTGCTCTGTCCCAGTCTTCAAAATAGAACTTGGATTCCAGAAAGGATAATACATCATTGAAATCACTATAGGATTCTATTACAACTTCTTTCATCCATATCTATCCTGTAAGATGCTCAAGGCGATTACATTATCTGTCGCAGAACCAGTGAGATGATCACCAATTCTGAAATCATCAAAAACAATAGGCTCGTCAGATTCCACAAAAATATATCTTTCGGTGTAGTCATTATATGTAATTCTAATTCTATATTTCAATCTATTTTCCTTATGAGCCACAGTACCCACCTCCAGTAATGAGGCAACCATCATTCCATTCCATATTCTCTTCGAACTCTTCTCCAAGTTTCTCCTTAGCTTCTGCATAAGATACACTCGTCAAAGGTTGTCCTCCACGACTTCCATCAGGATAACAGGTAAATCCTCTAAGTCTTGGGGCATATTTCGCAAGAGTTGAAGCAAACTCAGTAGCTGTGAAAGTCTGTTGCTCTTTTGGAGGAAGATTAATTGTGCTTGAGATGGCCATGTCAACGTAATCTTGTACATCAGCTTGGAACTTAATTCTCCGTTCATAGTCTGTGGCAAGATCAATAACACTTTCAATTTTATCCGGGTTAACTCCAAGAGAATCAATCAGTTGTTGAGCAGCACTATCTACAGCATATTGATAATGCCATTTAGTACCCTTAAGATAACGTCTCTTATAAGCCACAGCATACACAGGTTCGATACCCGTAGTAGTTCCTGCAACCATACCAATAGTTCCAGTAGGTGCAATACTACGATTAGCTACAGGACGAGAGATACCAAAAATATCAGCATACTTCTTGGAGACATCATCAGATACCCCTTTGTACACACTCAACCATTGATGGAGTTCAGGGGTCACCTCATACTTAGAATCATTCCGTAGAAGCCATTCATGGATACCCATAATTCCAAGACCAAGACGGCGATTCTTCTCTCTTGTTTTGTAGACCTTCTCATAAGGAAGATCGGCTTCCATAGTACCACAAAGAAGGAAGATCGTAGAGAGTTTAACAACAGTGGCGAGTTCGACAATAGAAGAGATTCTAGAGAAGTTCACACTACCAAGATTACAAACATCACTATCATCTTCTGATGTTACTTCACAGCAAGCGTTCCGAAGAGTTTCATTTTCCTTGTCAAAGAAGTTAAAGCTAAACCCAGGTTCACCAGTTCTTAGAGCTTGACGAACATTAGCCAGAAAGACTTCATCCAGATTACCTGTTTTGTAATAGTTCAACAACCATTCGGTATCGTAGTTAACTGAGATATTGGTCATATCCAGTGGAGCGGGGAAATTAAAGTCAATGTTTTTAACATCCCAAAGAGACTTATCTGTCCCCGGAATCATTTGTTTATGCCAATCTTTTGATTCTAGGAAAGGAAAAATATCTCCATGCTTCCAATTCAAACTGGCATAAATAGCAGACCTACGTGATCCACCTTGCATGATCCTTCGGCCAATCTCATTTACCATAAGCATCTTAGGAATAGGACCTGATGCTTTACCCCCTGTACGACCAATGATCTTAGTACTGTCTCTATAGATAGAATAGTCTACACCAATACCACCACCAGTCAAAAGACAAGATTCAGCTTTCCAACTTAGATTGGCCCAATCCTCACGAGAATCTTCTTCTGCTCTTAGAAGATAACAATTATTGAAAAACTTAACAGGACGACCGGCATAATAAAGATATCGACCTCCTGGAAGAAACTTCATGTCACGTATCATCTCATAGATGGCACCTTGAGTTTCTTTATCTACGTACTTCCCTACAACTTGATTTGTAAGAGTCTTAGATAGATTATCCCAAGTTTCAGAACCATCATGACGATACTTTTGGTTGAAGATTGTTTCTGATAATGAACTTCTAAATATTTTATCTGTCAATATGTACCTCTTTGTCCAGTTAATACGCGATTAATTGTGGTTGTAGAACAATCAAACTTACTGGCCAAATCTCGGTATTTCATTCCTTTAGCACGTAATGTTTTAATTTCTTTAACCTGTTGAGTTGTTACACTTTTTCGATGGATACCCTTTCTATTGAATTTGGGTTTATACTCTTGAATTAACTCTCTTTCTCGGATTAGAGCATCTTTCATAGACAAGTTTTTAGAATCAAAAATGATCCATTCATGGGGTAAATAACCCTGATCAATCAAACCCCAAAGATAATCCGAATGATCTGAATGTCGTGAACCATATTTTTGGTATGATCTGGAGTTAAATGAGTATGCTCTTTCAGCTTTACCTAATCCAACATATAAATCCTGTTGAGAAATTGGATCACGATGGATATAAACATAGTATATATTACCTTCTATAATCACTC